TCTTCTGTGGTAATCCAATTCTTTTCTTCTGCGAGTGATAGTCCTTCAGTGAAGTTCTTGACCGCAATTGCCATTCCTTTATTATCTCTCGATATAATTGGATCTCCATTAACATTAAATTTTCTGTTCACACCTTCTTTTAATGTTCCTGCAATGATTGCCTGGTCTATAACAAAGTTAAGTATTTGCTGATACATGAACTTAACTTGTTTTTGACGACCTCGCAACCGTTTCAATGTAGGAAGTGACATTTCTAATGCCGTTGCACGAGTTGTCGATGCACCTTCAGCAAACCAATGCTCAGGAAATCCTGCACCACCAAGGATCTGATTCTTGAACAGACGCGCTTCTTGTGAAGCATCAGCTGATTCAAGGTTTGGGCTCACCGTAGACCATGTGACTTTCTCATTATGAGCGCGAATACTACCTGGCTTCGGCATACCAATTGTTTTAACAAATTCTTGTAGTTCAGGTTTTGTCATACCCGTTGCCGTAATATCCCAGATGAAATTGTTCAAAAGGAATGCACGTTCAAGGCGAGCGAATAAATATTGGTCGTGACCATCAAGCCAATCAGCAAGTGGCAAGAGATCAGAACGACCACGAGTGGTGTTCCATACTTTATTGATAGTGAAGAAAAAGCATTCACCAACAAGACGACCATACGTCTTAGATGATAATGCTTTATCTACATTCACCACTTTCATTTTTCGTATGTCACCTGGCTTTGAAGGCATTGTGTAATGAACATGTCCTTTCAATCGAGGATTCTTTGGATATTTTGTGACTTTCTTTATCCGTGATGCATCAAGGTATCCAAGTTTTACATGACCATTAGCTTGATTCACCCATACCGGCAAACACAACTCACCGAACAAGGAGAGTTCCATAACGTCTATACCCTGTGCTTCATCAAGATTATTCTCAGGGTCATACCAAAAGTTTTCAAGAACTTCATGCACTTTCTTATCCTCTGCTTGAAATGAGAACCCATCACCGACTACGAAATCAGACATGATCTCAACTATACGATGCCCCATTGGGTTTGAATCCCACAAGAAGAATGCGATTTCTCTCATTTTATCTTGCGTTACTGAATTCAAGTCACGACCTGATGTGTTCGATGTTAAACTTCTCCACCCTTCATCTTCTCTATTCGCTGATGCCATTGGGTATGCTTCTTGAATCTTCTTCATACTTCTCGCATGTTGTTTTTCATATTTGCTAAAACCAGTTTTAGCTTCCTTAAATATTTGTTTTGCTTCATTGCCTGTTGCGGCTTTGGTTTTCTTTTTTACTACCATATCAATGACCTCCTATTTGATCGTCTGTTTTCTAAAATAGTTCCTATTGTTGTTGAGCCGATAATTTTTTGTTCTTTTTCTATATCTTCTGCATCTATAATTTTGTCCGGAATGATTGTATTTTCATCAAAGCCGACTGTTTCCATTCCGTCTGCATGTGGATCTGAACCAACGATAACAACTTCGGCTCTCTTTAAAGGAAAGAACCAATTGACACCATACTCAGCCGCATTGACAACGTGAGTATATTTATTATCTTTATGGTCACCGCGCGTTTTATCCAAACTACAAAACTTCATCGCCTTCGCCATGTTCCTGCAATCGTTCGCATGTGAGATATTGAATTGTTGTTTTCCTTTTATCGTTCTTTTAAGACAATGTTTCATCGCCAACATCTTGTCATAGTTACTCATTGTCTGTGAACGGATAATCATGTCACCCTTTGATACTTGATAATATTCATCGATGACAGACATCTTCGTGGCACGACTTCTTTTGTTCCCTGCCGTATCGCCAATGAACGTTATATCTTTGATCTTACCGCGATACCCTAATTTATGTAACACATCTTCCATTTCACGATATAACTCATGTGTGAGTTTATCTCGATATATGTCATACCGAATGAAATATATTCTTCCTTCATTATCAATCTGATTGAACAACATCACTTCTCCACCCAATCCAAAATCCATAAAACAATTCAATTTGAAGTTCTTATTGTAATAAATCCTATGTGTTGCTAAATGGAGTGAGTCTTTATATTCCGGATATGACCTGTTCGTCTGTGCTTTGTCATAATTTATTTCTAGCTCCTGTGCGATTTCTTCTTCTTCCATCGCTGCAGTCTTTTTCTCAAACCATTCTTGATCTCTGTCCGGACGTTCAGACCAATGAAATGATGCATGGTCAAAGCCTGATTCTTGTTTGTCTCTTATTTCAACGAATTTATTATTTACAATTTCCTTTGGCGGTGTTGAGTTCAAGCAAATACAATCCGTTGAATTACGCACACCCTTCCACATCTCGTCAAGACATTTGATATGTGCCGCTTCATCAATGAACACGAAAGTAAACTGCGTATCACGTCCTGCATTTGGATTCGCTGATTCACCTTTGATCACAGAGTTCATTGAGGGCACTTGAAATGTCAAGAACGGATTATTCTTTACCGGTTTAATAAAAGGCGGTTGTCTATCCCACATAAAATGTAACCGACCATGTAATGAGTGAAAAGTATTGCCGGAATCTTGCACTTCTGATTCTTTACGAGAAATGTTCAAAGCTGAGAATGCATGTCTGAATTCAACTTGATGCAACTCCCACCCCATAACCGTCCATGAAATCCCCATCTCGCGTGACTTATCAATGAATGTATCCTTATGCTTATCTAACTGTTTTATAAGTCTAAGCTGATGATCCCACAAAATAAAGGGTAGCACTTTATTCTGTTTCACATCAATAATCCAAACGTATTGATTGAACCAATAAATTTTATCTTCCGCACATCGATGATACTCTGCGATTTGCCATTTTCTCGCTTCATGTTCATCGCGCTTTTCTATCTCTGCTCGCCAATCAAAACGTTCGTATGGTTTTTTTACAATTATCTCTACCATTACCCACCTATTATTTCTTCTGCGGTTAGCAATTTTCTTTCTACCTTCTGTTCCTTAACGCCACCTTGTAAAAAGAATTGCAGTTTAACCATTCGTTCATAGTCAGTAATTTTAAAAGGCGGCAACTCTCCTTGAACTACTTCATGTGTGCCGTCATCTTTGACTACTGTTTTCTTGCCAAGCATCTTATCTTCCATTTGTGCAATTGCTTGATTCACAAATTTCAATCTATTCATGCGTGATTCTTCAGCAAGTGCATTTAACTTTTCAGAAATCTGTTCTTGAAATATCATCAGCCTTTTCTTGAGTGGAACAATACCCCTGTTCTCATCTCCTTTTTCAAAATACTTCTTTGCCGTTGTGTATGATACATTGACTTTTTGTGATGCAAGTTTCAATGAATCACCATCAGCGATACATGCAAACAAGGCATCGACCTTCTCCGCCGGAACGGCATACCTATGACCATGACCTTGTTTTTTTTCTTTTGGTTTTTTTAAGTTATCCAATGAACTTTGTTTTACTACCATTGTGTCCTCCCGTTTAGAATGCTTTTTTATCCTCGACAATAAATTCAATTGCACCTGTCCGTTTATCATCACCGCTATCAAATTCAGCGGTAAGAAAAACAATGAACGAACCTGCAACGGTTGTCGTATATTGATATTGAATTTGATTCGCTGAGATCGTTGCGGCTTCCTCAACTTTAATAGCCGTTGTATTTTCGACTTCCCATATTTGTGCCAATGCACTATCGGTGTCCGGAGTTTGTTCAACACCGTCAATCTTAAACACTCCCCTAAATGTTATTACATCTCCTACATAATACTTATGTTCCCGATTCATCCCATACCTCCTTTAAAGTATAATCGTTGTTTTGATCTTCAAACTCTATATTACTACTATCGTCATTAAATGACAAATTCGTGGTTTTATCCTCAAGTGTGTATTGTGAAGTATTATTATTAAATGTATAAGTAATAGTATTAGATGCTGAACTACTACTTGACGAACTTGACGATGAACTACTGCTTGATGAAAAACTTTCCTGTGATGATGATGATGAACTACTCATTGAGGAACTACTGCTACTGCTACTCGAACTTGATGATGATGACAATGAACTACTGCTTGATGAACTGCTACTCGATGATGAACTGCTACTGCTTGACAATGAACTTGATGATGATGAACTACTTGAACTTGATGACAATGATGATGATGATGAACTACTTGATGAACTGCTACTTAATGAACTGCTACTGCTTGATGACGATGACGATGAAAGACTTTCCATCGATGAACTACTACTGCTTGATTTTGAACTC